AGGTGTTCAACAGCAGTTCAACAGATGTTCAACCAAACACAAACACAAACATAAACACAAACACATTATTAACACTAGCTAAAGCTAGTGTAGAGACGCGTGATGTTTGGGTCATTCCTGAGTGTCTCAGAGAGGAAAGATTTCTCGCGAGCTGGTCGGCATTTGTTCAACATCGAAGCGACATTAAGAAACCGATTTCTGCTGTGGGCGGCAAGGCGCTGCTGCACAAGCTGTCGAAGCATGACGCGGAGCTGGCAGCCGATGCACTCGATGAATCGCTGGCGAACGGATGGCAGGGAGTTTTTCCAGAGAAGGTAGAACGTAGCGAACGACCTGGGCGCACTAGGTCTGGATCAAACGAAAGAAACAGCATGCTCGCCAGAATTGGCAGCAGCATTGAGGAACTAGAATGACAGAACCAACACTTACCAAAACATTTATCAAGGCATTTGCTGTCCTGATCGACGGCGGCTACAAAACCTACGGCGACTGGTCATTTGAACAGGTCACGACGAAGGCAAAACTGTACGCGCTGCTGATGGCGGACGAGCCGAAAATCACGCGCGAAATTGTGCAGTCGACGTGCATGCGCTACATGCGGCGACATGTCTGGGTCTGGAAGGGCGGCGAGCAGTCGCCAGCATCCATGGATTTTCCATCGGCGCCAGAGTTTCGAGAGGCGTGTCTGCAGACATGGCATGCCGAGTTTCAGACGCTGGCGATAGGCTATTCTCAGAACGAACTCGGTTATCAGATCGCGCACACCATCGACATCAGGCGGAACATTCCAGAGGCTGAGAAAGAGCGGCTGATTGACCATGCGAGAAAACAGCTGGGACTGCCGACACCAGAACCTGCGCGTGAGCTGACAGCCGACGAGCTGCAGCATGCGAAATCACTGGTCGCGAACATGCTGAAGCTGGAGGATCTGTGACGCAAAAATTCAGCGAGCGGAGCTGGCAGCATCGCGAGAAAACGCTGGGAGACATCGCGGAAACTGCGTTCACGTCCTGGGCAGAGCAGACTGGTCTAAAGTACATTCGCTGGGGACTTGAGCGTCCGCCGCTCGATGTCGCACTGCTGCCGTCGCACATCGCACAGGCGCCAGATTTCCTCACTCAGGAAAGATTCATTGAGGTCCAGGGATGCGGCGCAGACCAGACGTTCAAATTCAAGCACCAGAAAATGAATGTCATTTCGAGCTGGGACAGCATCCACAGGGTCGACTGGTTTTTGTACAATCAGCCGCTGAATGAGTTTCTGGTGGTCGAGCATCTGGTGCTGGAGTCTGCCTGTCTCGGTCTGGGTGGCGCATTCAGGCACGACGGCTATTTCGACGGGAACAAGCCGTATGCAAAAATTAAATGGGAAAGGTTAATACGACATGGAAAAGTTCTCGACAGGTAAACCGATGTTTAATAGCAACATGGTCGACCACCGAAAATGGTGGCTGAACGATGATAGATACCTGACACCAGAAACCCAGGCGCGACTCATAGAAATGCAGTCAGCCGAGGAAATTCGAGATGAGGACGAGCTGGTCGATGATTGATCTAAACGATGCCATCAAGGAGCTGCGGCAGAACGGGTTCAGGGTCCATGCCATTGAGACAGCAGCCAGTGGTGAAAAGCATGTGCTGGTGACGATTGGTGGCGCGATAGAAATGATGTCGGCTGCAGCGGTAATTGATAAGGCACAGCAGATGATGGAAAAACGTCTGTCAATTCATCAGGATTCGATGGATTTCTAGGAGTACAATTTATCACGGTAGTAGTGTGTTCTGTAGCAGGTGCTGGCAATGCCAGACGTTAGACCGAGCCTGCATCCGTCTACCGAGGTCACTGTATGAAACTGGCAATCGATCCTGGTCATGGCATGTCGAATAAACGCGACGATGTTTTTGATCCAGGCGCTGTGTCTGCAGGTGTCCGCGAATGCGACATCGCGCTCGAGTGGGCGCTCACTGGAAAATACGTCCTGCCACAGTACGGCATCAAGCATTTCTTGACACGCGACGATAATCTCGACGAAGTTCCTGTCGGTCGCCGCGACGACATGGCTGCAGCTGCGCACTGCACACATTTTCTCTCGATTCACTGTAATGCCGCCGATGGGAAAGCCACAGGTGTCGAGGTCTACTATCGCGACATTTCCGACAGGGCATTCGCACAGCTGGTGCTGGACAGCCTGGTCGAGGCGACAGGTCTGAAATCCAGAGGTCTAAAGCGTGAGTCGGAAAGCCAGCACAGTCGTCTGGCTGTTCTCGATTTTGGACCACCAGCATGTCTGGCTGAAATTGGATTTCTTGACAACCCACACGACAGGTCGGTGATTCGTGATCGAGAGGTCAGGCTGAAATTCTGGGCAGGTCTATGTCGGAGGCTGAAGTAATGCCAGCGCCAGAAAGTCAGCAGCAAGGTGTCGAAACCATTTCGGCACTCAGCAGCGCACTGTCGTCATTTTGGGCATGGTTGATTCCTATGATTGCGGGCATTCTGCACATCGGGAAACTGCAACAGAAAATCACGCAAATTGAAACGGATCACGTCGACATGAAACAGCTGGTGCATCGCACAGAAACTCATCTAGCGAAGCTGTCAGCACATGTCGAGACGCTGATGAACGACCGAAATCATAATCGCTAAGTTATCCACATAGTTATACACATTCAAAATGAACCTATGCGAAACCACATAACGCAGGTTCACACTTCGTCGGTGCATGACATCGTTCGACTGGGTTTAATTTCTGACCTGCATTTTGGGTCGAGCAGCCTATACAAGCCAGCGCTCAAAAACGATTTCGATGTAATGTCAAATCTGGATGCCAAGATTTTTCTCAATGGTGACATCTGGGACGCGATACTGCCATCGGACATAAAACGATTCGATTTGAAGGCGCTAGATCCTGAGCTGCTGCAGCTGGGTTCGACACCATTAGACGCAGCGCTTGAAATGGCGTACGAATTTCTGAAGCCATACGCGCAGCACATCGAGGGCATCGGCATCGGAAACCATGAAGCGCACGTCGAGAAACGACATCACATCTGTCTGACATCAATATTAATCGACCGTCTCAATCAGCTGCCGAATGTGAACATCATCGCTGGCGGATGGTGTGGATTTTGGAACATCCAGATTTTCAGGAAAAATAAACGGACCAGCTGGACACTCTATCGACATCATGGTGCTGGTGGTGCTGCGCCAGTTACCAAAGGCGTCACGGACTTTCAGCGTATGATGGCATGGCACACGAATGTCGACGCATTGTGGCTGGGACACAAGCACAACCGATACGCCATCATGGATATGAAAATGCACTATGACAGCCAGCACCATCGTGTCGTCGAGCTGCCAGTGACATGTGTCATGACTGGGTCATACCTGTCGACCTATGGCATTCATGAAAGAACACGTCCGAGCTATGCGGCTGGCTGGAATCTCTCGCCGCAGCCTATGGGCGGAGCAATTATCGAGCTGCGCCACGTCGAGAAATGCGTGAAGTACAAGACGACACTCACATGCCAGAGCAGGGTCATTTTGTGAAGTCATAATACAGACATCATGAACATCATCGTGAAAAATATCATCGTCGGCGCATTTTCTGGTCTGTTGTCAGCCATCATGGTGGATCTCGACAAGTGGAAAACCAGCATCGATGCGCAGTTCGATTTCAAGCTGGCAGCCAAGCGATGGCTGGCTGGAGCAGTGTCTGGCGCAGCAGCTGCGCTGGGATTCGGTGCTGCTGTCCAATGACGACGCACTACCTGAAGCTGTGGCATCCAGCATTAACGCCGCTTGAAAAGGTGGTCCGAGTATTCGGTTGGAAACTCAGACAGACGCTGACATTCGAGGGAAACCTGAACGACGTTAAACCTGGCGAAATCCTGATCGGAAAGTTGCTGCTCGGTCGATTCGGTGTGACTGCTGAAATCGTCGAGAAAGAAAAGCCATGACCAGGCGTGAATCAAGGCGAATCAAGATGCGAAAGCAGCGCGAGGCGATGGCTGCCAAGGGATACAAATTGATTCAGGGTCAGTGGATCAGGGAAGGGTCCGCGCTGCATCTGTCGATGACAAAGGGTCGCTGGCAGTGATGGTACTCTGTCTATATGCCGAAACCAAAACCAGAACCAGCGGCTAAACCGAAGCGAAAACCAGCTGTTAAGAAAAACTTAAAAGCTGAGGAACGACCTGGGCGAGGACGACCGAGCAAGTACACGCCAGAGGTGGTCGAGCGTATCTGCTATTCGCTGTCGCAAGGAAACACCAGGACCACGGCAGCCACATGCGCTGGCATTTCGATGGAAACATTTGCAGTCTATGTGCGGGAATTTCCTGAATTTTCTGATGCCATTAAAAGAGCCGAGGAGCAAGCGGTCGAGCATTATGTCAACGTGATTCACACAGCATCGACTCAGACCTGGCAGGCAGCTGCATGGTATCTCGAGCGCAGACGGAAAGAGGATTTCGGAAAGCAGGACAAAGTCGACATCACGACGAACGGCAAAGAGATCAACGGCATGAGTGTCGAGGACATGGTCGCGGAACTTGAGCGAATACAGCAAATTAAGCAGACGTGAGCTGGAACTGCGGCTGGCGATTGAACAGCATAATCTGACGTTCAGCCAGTGGTATCAGCTGCGCAAACCTGCGGACTATGGGTTTCCCAAGCACATCAGGTATCTGTGCGACATCGCAGACAAGGTCATCAAGGGCGAGCTGCAGAACGTCGCCATCAGCATGCCGCCAGGACATGGAAAGTCTCAGACCATCACGACGAGGCTGCCAGTGTACTGGGGGCAGCGACATCCTAAAGACGCCATCGTTTTTACTGGCTACAGCCAGGATTTCGCCGACAGAAACCTGAGTCGACCTGCGAGGGAATTGGCAGCGGAACTGGGAATCCTCGATCAGTCGTCGAATGCCATGAGTGAATGGCGGCTGACGAATGGCGCCAGACTGGTCGCCAGAGGAGTCGGCAGCGCACCGACTGGAATCAATCCGATTTCGCTGCTGGTGTGCGATGATCCCATCAAGGACCGAGCGCAGGCGGAATCAGCCATCGAGCGCGGCAACATCTGGGACTGGTGGCAGGGATCCATCGTTCAGCGATTTTATCCAAGGACCAAAGCATTCGTCATCGCCACGCGCTGGCATCACGACGACTTAATCGGACGGCTGCAGGACCAGGCGGACAGCAGCTGGACATTCATAAACCTGCCAGCAATCGCCGAGGAAAATGACGCGCTCGGTCGGCAACCTGGCGAGGCACTGTGGCAGGAAGTGAAGCCGCTGTCATTCCTAGAGCAGGTCCGCCAGCAGATGGGTGAGTACAATTTTCAGGCGTTATTTCAGGGACGTCCGAGCATCCGAGAAGGCGCCATTTTTAAGGTCGACCGATTCGCGTACATCGACTCGAACGAGCTGCCGCCGATGGTCGAGCTGGTGAGGAAATGGGACGTCGCAGCCAGCAGTGGCAAGGGCGACTGGACAGCTGGCGTGAAACTAGGCAAGGACGCAGCAGGTCGCATCTACATTCTCGACGTCATTCGGGGACAGTGGGCATCGGACCAGAGAAACGCAGTGATGCAGCAGGTGGCGCAGGCAGACGGTCAGCAGGTCCGCATCGTCGTTCCTGAGGATCCTGGCAGCGCAGGTAAGGACGCAGCACTGAATTTCATCAGATTATTCGGGGGATACAATATAAAAGCAGTCAGGGAAACAGGGTCGAAAGAGTTGCGAGCCGATGGTCTGGCGAGCCAGGTAAACGCAGGAAATGTGGCACTGGTGCGCGGACCATGGAACACGACGTTCATCGATGAGCTGCGGCAGTTTCCGACTGGGAAAAACGACGACCAGGTCGACGCTGGGTCAGGTGCATATAATGAGCTGTTCAAAACGAAAAATGTCTGGGACTGGTAAACGATGAAAATTTTTGGCATAGAAATTCGAGCTGCTCGACCGAAGGCACAAAACAAAAACTTTGAGTTTGTCGGCGAGAAATATGTCGGTCCATCGTCTATGCTCGGTGGGTATCTGCGCTACGGAGCCACAGACAGGGACTGGCGCAGCGAAGCAGGGACGATTGAGTCAAACAGCACTGTCGCCATCGCTATCAGCAAGATTGCACAGAAAGTCGCGCAGCCGAAACTGGAGCTGAAAACAGTTCAGCCAGACGGTGCTGTGGTCTACTCGCCAGACTATCGAATTTTTGCATGGACGAATCCGATGCCAGGACTCGACCAGCACACTCTGATGAAGGCAATTTCCTGCAGCCTGAAAGTTTACGGCAACGCATACTTATTGAAGCGCAGAAACAAGACTGGTCTGATGATCGGACTGGCACCATTGATGCCATTTCAGGTGCAACCGAAATCGGACACACATGTCGATGGTTCGCCGAATAACGGGAACGAGCTGATAACCAGATACCAAATTTTCCCATACGGCGGCGGTCAACAGTTCAGTGTCGCGCCATCCGAAATCATCCATTTCCGCGATGGGATGGTCGACACCAACAATCCAGCGCTGGGCATGTCGGCGCTCATGGCATGTCTGCGGCAGGTCGTCAGCGATAACGAGGCGGCGAATTATGCAGCCACACTGATGACCAATATGGGAATACCTGGCGTCATTTTCTCACCAAAGGATTCAAACGCGCTCGAGCCGTCCACCGAGCAGCGAAAGTCGATGCGCGACAGATGGCAGTCATTCACCAGAGACAGACGAGGTCAAGCGATGGATCTACCTGGCGCGTTTGAAATCACCAGAGTCGCCATGTCGCCGACCGACATCAAAGCGATCGAGCAGAAAGTTCATGGCATGACAGAAATTCTCGCGGCGCTCGGTGTGGATCCGATGATTTTGGGACTGCCATCTGACAGCAAAACGTACAACAACATGGCGGAGGCGCGTGAGGCGTTCATCGAGGACACTGTGCTGCCGTTACTTTCAATTATAGCCAGCACACTCGACAAAGCATTTTTCGAGGAAGGCGTGGCGTTCAGCGACAACCAGATGCTGGCGTTTAACTATTCCTGCTATCGCGAGCTGGATGAGGACGTGACAGCGAAATACGATCGAGCAGAAAAAGCATTCAAGGCTGGTGCCAGCACTCGAGGTGAATTCAGAAAAGCGCTCGGATTCATCACTGACCTGGAGGATGGCAGGACATGGTTCGACATGTCTGCGCTTATGGCGCCGATTCCTGCGACCAGGTCCGCGAGATACACAGCTGCGCAGCTGCGCGCACTCGAGAACGTTCAACTGAAATCCGATGTGTAAAAGCAGCCGCCATTGTGTCAGCCATCTAGGGTCGCACTATGACCAGCTGGCGACACGGGTGCTGGTCTATACACCGAAGGCAGTCCAGATCAGGGCGCTGCCATCGGCATTCAATCAGCCAGGAAATCGAAGCCATCAGGCATGGTTCGAGGACATGCTGAATTTCAACTGGAACGCATCAAAGCGAGCGACCAGCAGACTGGTCAATGGCGCCATCGATGAGACGCAGTGGGCGGACGCATTTTTCGATGCAATCCTGCAGGCGAACGCGAACGCGCATTGGATAGGCAGGGACCAGGTGTCGACAGCATTGTTTACTGAATTCGGGACAGAGGACATCCTGGCTGGTCAAGCCATCGCTGACGTCGATGCCGACTACCTTCAGGGATTCATCGACGATATTCTCGATGGCAGATACGACGACGAATTCGGGGACTTGCGCGAGGACTTGATTTTGCAGCGGCAGCGTCTATACATGGGCAAAGCCAGAGGCATCGCTGGTCAGGCAGCGGTCGATAATCTGCCGATAGAAACTGAAATCACATGGGTTCTCGGAGCTGTCGAAATTCACTGTCAGGACTGTCCAGCACTTGCAGGCATGTCGCCGTTTTTCCCAGACGATCTGTTCACGACGCCAGGCGCATGCTCGACTCCATGTCTGGGGAACTGTAAATGCCATCTGGAATTTGAGGTCAATGGCGAGACGGTATCATCAATTAAGCCAGTCACACTCGAGGTCTAAACTATGCCAGAAATTTTCTATCCGCCAAAAGCCGTACAAAATGCATGCAAGAAAGGACTCGAGTTATTCGAGGAAGGGCTGGGCGGCGACGGGCTGGAGCCTGCGACCATTAAAGAGGCGCGCTCGATGGCAGCGGGTGAGCAGCAGACGGAAAACAAGATTCGCAAGGGCTACCGATGGTGGGCGCGGAATGAGCGATTCCTCGATGAACCTGAGGACTCGCCAGCGTATGTGGCTGCGCTGCTGTGGGGCGGCAGGACGGCGAAGGCATGGTTTACAGATGCCTATAATTACATATTAGATCAGGAGCAAAACAGGCAGATGAACATGACAAAAATTCAGCATCGACAGTTCGACCTACGCATGGACGATGCAGTCGAATCAAAAGGAGGACTCAAGGGAACGGCGCTGGCATACGGCAAGCTGGACAGCTATAACACAGTTTTCGCGCCAGGGTCCGCCACGGCTGCGCTGCCAGATTTCGTCGCGAACGGTTCATTCCTGGCTGCACACGATGCAGAGGACCTGGCAATCGGCTACATCCGCTCGGCAGTAGACACTGGCGCAGGCGTCGAGGTCGAGGTCGACTATCACACGACAGGTGATGCGCAGGATGCTCGCACCGTAGCGATGGAACGACTGGCTGCAGGTAAGCGAGTCGGTCTGTCTATTGGGTTCAACATCGGCGACTATGTCGAGCTGCAGAACGGCGACGCACTGCTGGAAATGGCGGCGACCATGAACATGGACCTGAACCAGTTCGATGTCGAATCCATCAGAAAATGCCAGCGTGAATGCTATCTGATTACCCGAATCGCGAAAATTTTTGAAGTGTCGCAGGTCAATTTCCCTGCCGTTCCCGAATCGGAGGCGACAGCCGTCCGACACGATTTAGGGTCTGCTCATGCTGGCATGACTCTCGCTGATCAACTCGATTTAGTTCATGATGCTATCGAATCAGCAACCAAGCGCGCGACCGAAGTTTTCGAGCTGCGGTCCGAGCAAAACAAAACACTCGGCAAAACTTCCATCGAGAAACTTGAGCAGCTGCGCGGCAAGCTGGACAGCCTGATTCAGGCAGCCAGCGCACCGACTGCACTCGAGCGACAGGCGGAAAAGTTCGCCAAATTGAGGTAACAAAAATGAAATCAGTTAATGAGCTAAATCAACAACTAGCGAATGCTGTCGCATTTTTGGACGAAACCCGAGCTAAATACGAAGGTAAGGCAGTCATGCCAGCTGACGTAGAAGCACGATTCGACCAAGCTGCTGCAGACATGCTAGACGCAAAGAAAGAACTCGAGCAACGAGCAGAAATCGAATCAGCACGATCATTCATGATGCAAAGCGGAAATCAGCCTGGCATTATGGGCGCCAAGACATCCAACGATGTCGAGGACGCAAACGTTCGCGCATGGCGACAGTATCTGCGAGGCGACAGCAGCCAAGTCCAAAACATCCGAGCGCAGCAACAGGTTAATCCGAACACTGCAGGCGGATTTTTGGTCCCGACGGTAATCCTTAACGAGATTATCAAGCCAGTGAACGATCCGATTTTCATGCGACAAATCTGCCGCGTGAACACCATTCGAGGCAATGTTTCCGTTCCGCGCCAAACCAACCGAGCCACATCATACTGGCAGGGCGAAGCAGAGACAGCGATTTTGACCAACGTGACCACAGGTCAGCGTGAATTCAAGCCGCACCGAGTAACTGTAAAGACTTCCAACAGCCGACTACTCATCGAGCAGTCTGTGATTGATGTCGAGCAGTGGCTGGCTGAGGAATTGGATTACAGCGTTCGACTCAAGGAAGAAGCTGCAGCAATGACAGGAAATGGCACTGGTCAATGGCTAGGAATTTTCACTGCATCCGCAGACGGCATCTCAACAAGCCGAGACATCGAAACTGCAGGTTCAGGAACGATTGCAGCAGACGACATTCTCTCGACCATGATGAACGTGAAAGCGACCATCAGAAATCGAGGTTCATGGGTCGGCAGCCGACAGTTCGTGACCACAGTCATGAAGCTAAAGGACAGCGCAAACCAGTACATTTTCACTGAATCTGCTGGCATCGGCAACGTTCTCGCCGTTGGTACTCCGATGACATTGAAGGGTCGACCATTGTACGAATCGGAAAGCGCACCAACAGTGTTCACTGCTGGCAACTATCCTGTCGTTTTCGGCGACTTCCAATACTATCACATCTATGATTTCTTGAATCTGGCGGTTCAAGTTCTCGTTGAGGATCCTTATGCAAGCGCAGGCGAATACGGCTATGTGATGCACAAGTTCAGCGATGGTGCGCCAGTTCTCGAGGAAGCATTCTCACGACTCAAGGTGAAAAGCTAATGGCTACATTCAATGAATTCAATATCGTCACTGTTTTTCCAGACGCCACCGCTGCGACTACGAAAAACCTGGCTGCAGGCACGACTGACGTCAACTCCAGCAGCATCGACTGTCTAGCTGACAGCGCACTCAATGTCGTTATCGACATGGGCGCCATCACTGCGACTGGGACTGGTACATTCCAACTCCAGCGCAGCGACAATAACAGCAGCTGGACCAACATTACTGGCGCAAAATACGACTACACTGATGCTGATACCAACAAGACTATCACGATCTGTCTGTCGGAATTGACCAACCGATACATCCGAGTCGCCATCGATCGAAACGTTGCGAATGCTGTAATCAGCGGCATCAAGGCGTACGCTCGACCACGCGCACTCCCAGTGACTCAGGTGACAACTGCGAACCAAAACGCAGCAGTCGTCGTCGTCGCTGGTTCATATCTCTAACATCTGACAATGGCTTACATCTCATACACCGACTTGGCGACTTATCTATACGATAAGGGATTCGTAACTGCTGAAGTGTCCGACGCGGACGCGCAGCGGCTACTGGGATCCGCCATCGGTGAATGGGAAGGGCTGGTCGGAGTCAGACCATTTCTCGCGGTTTCATCGACCAAAGTTTTTGATCCGCGAGACATTCAGGCGGATAGGCGCGGCTGGGTTCTGGACTTAGCCGTTCCTATTTCCGCAGCACCGACGCTGGTGAAATCTGGCGTCAGCACAGGCGTTGTCGGCACGACATTGGTGCAGTGGGACGACTGGCAGCTGCCAGACTATACAGCGCCATATACGCAGCTGATTTTCAGAACGAAGCCATACATCAGGCTGGAAATTACAGCAGCATGGGGCTACACAGACTCCGCTGGAATCGACGACCAGGTGAACGACGCTATCTACTGTCTGGCGTCCGCCAGAGCCATTGAGGAAAGCCGAGGTCGAGACGGCGTTATCAGTCGTCTAAAAACAGGATTGATAGAAATTTCGACACCAGATAATCCAGTGAAAGAGCTGCGGAAACGAGCTGCCGAAATCGCTCGAGGATATTGGTTGTCGTGAGTGTCCCATTTAAGCCGCACCAGTTTCGAGTTTTCGCAGTTTCCGCAAGGCTGGGGGCGAACAATGTGGTCGAGGGATTCGCACCAGATACTCCAGGCATCTACATTTCTGGATGCGCACAGCAGATGTCGCCGAACGCTGCATACGATATTTTTGCTCGAGATGTGACGAACGGATTCGCATTCTATGTCGACGTGACAGACCTGAATCGTTCGACATTTGAGGTCGGCGGAACCATTGAATGGGTCGGCGACCTGTACGCCATCGAGAAGGTACAGACGAATGAGCAGGGACTAGCAACGGATCACATCGCAGTTTATGCAGTCGGGGTGAAGCACTGATGCACTACACAGACATTTTTAACGCAATAGCAGGTCACATTAAAACAGCCTGGGACGTCGAGTCGACATCGCCAGGTCGAGCTGCTAAGCCGCTGCCGCAGTTGCCGCGAGCTGTGATAACGCTCGAGAGCTGCGACCGAGCTGCAGCTGGTCGGTCGGTCGAGCAGCAGTGGACATGGACCATCGCTGGCGAATTTGCACTGCCAGTCGGCAGCACCGATGCACAGAAACTCATGGCGGAAAAAGCCGAGGCACTGATTGACCTACTGACACCATTTTCTGAAAGTTCAGGAAGTATTCCAACATCGCCAGCCGCATTCGGTGGCGTTGGTTACATGCCGATGGTGACGAGCTGGACACCAATTCCATTGGATGATGTCGACAATTCCTGCGGTGTCTCAATGACGTTTACGGTGAATACAACTGTATGGCAGTGAAGCGCACGACGACTCAGGCGGCGCTCGCTATGGCTGAGAAAATGAAACGGCTAGGCATGTCGATGGACAAGGCTGTCGAGGAAATCAGAGCGCAGATACGGCTAGATATGCAGGATGTGACCAACGGTGCAAAGCCAAGCGGCGAAGCGCGAATCAACTGGCTGGCGCGCATGGGGCATCCGTATGGTCGAGGAGTTTCCGCAGCAAAGTCTACGCCGAACGGACGGAAAAGAGGTGCTGCGCAGTACAGGCGAGGACCAAAGGTCGGCAAGAGGAAAGGGTCTGCACCGAATCTGCCCATCGGTCGAATCAGTGGCAATCTGACGCGGTCTGCCTACGTCACAAAACGTCGAGCAGGTGGCGCGCACGTTATCACAGCTGGTTTCGGTCGGTCAGCCAAGGGAAGCATTTATGTGGTCCTGCCAGCAGGTACTCGAAAAATGGTAGGTCGAGGCGTCTGGGGCAAAGGGGAGAAAGGATACATCGGCGAGAAAATCAAGAGTTATCGAAAAGTGTTTCGGCAGATGTATCTCGATGGCAACCGAAAACCATGAAATCAAAGTGTCAAAATGAATTTATCAACAGGTAACCAGTTATGAAATACGCAGGCGATCTCACAGCATATACACTCGACGCAACCAGTGTTCTCGACGTTTTCACGAATGTCAGTTTCAAGGTTTCAGCGCAAGTCGAGGAGGGCAAGGGCGGAGCAGCCAGACATTCAAAAGCTGTACCTGTGAAACGAAGTTTTGAGGCATCGACCGAGCTGATGCGCGATGTGTCAGGCACTCGACAGACTA